CGTCGGAGGAACTGCAAAAGATGGCTATACGCTTAGGCAGCGATTTCTACGAAATACACCTGCTCTTGAAGCTCTACGAGAACGAGTTGGACAAGCTTCTAGGAAAGGGCACCTCATTGGACTCGACGGACGAAAGCTCTGGGTCAGATCAGAACATAGTGCATTAAACACGCTGTTGCAGGCCGCTGGTGCAATCATTATGAAGAGGGCTTTGATTCTCTTAGATGACTACGCAACACAGCACGGGATTGATTACAAGTTTGTAGGGAATGTACACGATGAGATACAGTCGGAGGTGGCTACAGAACAAGCAGAGAAGTACGGGTGGCTCGCAGTGGAGTGCATCAAGGCGGCTGGGATTTCTTTTGAACTCAGATGCCCACTCGACGGAGAGTACCAAGTCGGATCAACGTGGGCAGACACACACTAAGGAGATAAACGTGGTTTACGAAAAAGTAAATGGAAAATATTATAAGGACAGCCCAGAAAGAAAGCGGTACAGAAACAACAACAGAATGTGGGTAAACGGTAAGTATATTGTTCAATCCCACCCTCTGCACAAACCCGGACGCTACAAGACGTTTACTGACGCCGCTTTTGACAGCCTAGCGAAGTACGAACTGAGTCGTGAGGGACAGGTGTACATCATTACTAATCCTAACTTTCCTGAGTGGGTCAAGGTAGGCATGGCAGTGGACTCAGAGGACAGACTCAACGGATACCAAACGTCTTCACCGTTCAGAGACTACGAGTTGTTCACTTGCTGGTCTGTGACTGACAGACGATCTGCTGAGTCAGAGGCGCACAGCCTGCTAGATAAAACGTATGACCGCAGAGGTGAGTGGTTCAATTGCACACCGGACCAAGCACAGTCAGCCATAGCTGACCTAATGGAGCAACATAAATGAACAAACTTTACTCACTGGTAGACGATATATACGCTGTTGTTGCTTCCAAAGAAGTACCAGAGGACGTTGATCTGTACGAAGAGATTGACCGCTTTGGCGAGAACTGTAAGAAGCTCATGTCAAATCTGTTCACAGAGAAGCGTGACGGACGCAAGCTACGAATGTCAAACATAGGGCGTGATGATCGTTACCTCTGGAACGTAGTTAACAACCCAGACGTACAGGAGGAAATGACTCCTAACACCTACGTCAAGTTTATGTACGGGCATCTGATCGAAGAGATGCTGTTGTTTCTCACCAGACTCTCAGGACACGAGGTTACAGATGAGCAAAAGCAGTGTGAAGTCGCTGGTATCACGGGGTCTATGGACTGCAAAATTGACGGTGTTGTCACTGATGTTAAGAGCACTTCCTCTTTTGGGTTTAAAAAATTCAAAGACGGAAGTTTGGCTTTTGATGATCCGTTTGGATACGTTGCTCAAATTAAAGGGTATGCACACTCTGAAGGGGAAACCAAGTTTGGTTGGTTAGCAATGGACAAACAGAACGGCCATCTAACGTACCTGATGTACGACTCTGAGGACACACAGGCTCCCGTGTACGACAAGATTGGCTACGACATAGAGGAGCACATCAACCGCATAAAAAAGCTAGTAGAGCAACCGGAAGCACCAGAGCACTGCCACGAAGTCGTACCAGATGGCAAAAGTGGAAATCAAAAGCTCGCAGTCGGTTGTTCCTACTGTCCCTACAAGCATACTTGCTGGCCCGGAGTAAGAACATTCCTGTACTCAAGTGGACCCAGATACTTAACAGAGGTGGTCAATGAGCCGAAGGTCGCGGAAGTCTAAACTAGGAAACTTTAGGTCGGAGTTTGAAAAAGATGTTGCCACGCAGTTACAACCATTTGGTTTTACGTACGAACCGTTTCAAGTCCCCTACAGGATCGAACGAAAGTACACCCCTGACTTTGTGTATGAACTCAACGGACGAACGTATCTCATTGAGTGCAAAGGATATTTCAGAGCAGGAGACACCCAGAAGTATCGCTCAATCTCTAACTGCCTTGGAAGCGATCAAGAACTTATCTTCATACTTATGAAGCCTAATCAGAAAGTGAGCAAAAGTACCAAAAATACTATGGCTGAATGGTGTGACAAACACGGAATACTATGGTATAATATAGACACACTTAAGGAGTTGGTTGATTATGTCTCTGACACTAGAAGAAATTAAGGAGAAGCTTTTGAGGTTCTATGATCCTGACGATCTTCTGGAAGCACTACAGATCTCTTCAGAAGAAATACTAGACAGGTTTGAAGACAAGTTGTTACGCAGGCTAGATGAGTTTCAAGAGGAACTAGAGGAAGAGGTCGATGCGGAATGAGTGGACTTGGTATTCAGACTGTGAGATACGTAAAAAAATCTGTGAAGAGCAGGGATTATCTTCAGAAGAATGCGCAGAGAAGTTTGAGGAGTGTAAAAAAATGTCAATAGACGAAGCAACACCAGAAGAGTGGAACAAAGTGTCTAAGACAGCAGTAGGTAAACTGTATCACCCAGAGGACAAGCACAACCCTGTGACACAGCCAGATCACTACAACAAGGGAGCGATAGAGGCCATTGAAGCAATCAAGGCGTCCATGCACCCACAGGAGTACAAGGGGTATCTCAAGGGAAACTGTCTGAAGTACCTCTGGCGTTACGAGTATAAGAACGGTGTAGAGGATCTACGCAAGGCCCGTGTCTATCTGGATTGGCTCATAAAGGAGGTTGCCTTATGAAAGTTATAGACGGTAACTTTGGTAAGAAGGACGAAAAAACACAGGACGTACCCACATCAGAGTTTCTTTCTGTGTTTGTAGGTAAAGCTATGGCGCACGAGAAAGAGGGACGAAAGGTAAAGGTAGCTGTAGTTATGTACGAAGACGGTGAAATGTTTGAAGTAGCATCCAACGAACAGTACCCTGATGGGGTGTACATGCTGCTACAGATGGCAGGACAAGCAATCATAAATGAAACACTAGGAGTAACAGAATAGATGGACGCATACCAACAGTACATACACAAGTCACGGTACGCCCGTTACCTTCCAGAAGAGAAGCGTAGGGAGACTTGGGAAGAAACAGTAAACAGGTACATTAACTTCTGGTCAGACCGGGGTGCTCTGAATGACTTTGATGTGTCAGAGATTTTTAAAGCTATCCACGATCTAGACGTAATGCCATCCATGCGAGCACTGATGACCGCAGGAGAGGCTCTGGATCGTGACAACGTAGCAGGGTTTAACTGTAGCTACCTACCTATAGACCACCCCAAGGCCTTTGACGAACTGATGTACGTCTTGCTATGCGGCACAGGGGTAGGCTTTAGTGTAGAGCGCCAATACATTAGTAAACTACCAGAAGTAGCGGAGACATTCCATGCAACCGACACAGTTATTAATGTTGCGGATTCGAAGGTCGGATGGGCGAAATCGTTTAGGGAGTTGGTATCACTGCTGTACTCAGGTCAAGTTCCCCAATGGGACGTTAGCAGAGTACGACCTGCAGGTTCCCCACTCAAGACTTTCGGAGGCCGTGCAAGTGGTCCTGAACCTCTCGTCGATCTTTTCAAGTTCACAATCGAACTCTTTCAAGGATCAGCTGGGAGACGCCTTACGTCCATTGAATGCCACGATCTTTGCTGTAAGATTGCTCAAATCGTCGTTGTCGGAGGAGTCAGACGAAGCGCCCTCATCAGCCTCTCAAACCTGACGGACGATAGACTACGCCGTTGTAAGCACGGACAGTGGTGGGTAGATGAGCCACAACGGGGGCTGGCTAATAACTCTGCTTGTTACACAGAAAAGCCAGACTTTGAAGCATTCCTAAACGAGTGGACTAGTCTATATGAATCACGATCTGGCGAACGAGGTGTCTTTAGTCGAGTGGCAAGTCAAAAGCAGGCTGCAAAGAACGAGCGAAGAGATGCTACCTATGATTTTGGAACTAATCCATGCAGCGAAATCATCCTCAGACCCTACCAATTCTGCAATCTATCAGAAGTTGTTATCAGGTCGAGCGATACACTCGCAAGCCTCAAACGAAAAGTACGCATTGCGTCTATCCTTGGAACTCTACAGGCTACCCTGACAGACTTCCGTTACCTGCGTAACGTATGGAAGACCAACACAGAGGAAGAGGCACTGCTGGGAGTATCTCTGACAGGCATCATGGACCACCCTGTGCTCTCAGGACGGGAAGACAAGGGTAAACTCAAGAAGTGGCTTACGGAGATGCGTAATGAAGCTATCGTCACTAACGAGCATTGGGCTAAGAGATTGGGCATTAATCCTTCTGTCGCGATTACTGCGGTTAAGCCTTCAGGTACTGTTAGTCAGCTGGTCGATTCTGCTAGTGGCATTCACCCTCGCTACAGCAATCAATATATTAGACGAGTCCGTGCTGACTCTCGTGACCCACTTTGTGGGGTCTTAGAGGCCGCAGGAGTCCCTGTGGAGGACGATCTAATGTCCCCTAGTACACGGGTATTCTCCTTTCCTATCGCGTCTCCTGAGGGCGCTGTGACAGCCTCAGACATGGGTGCTATGGAGCAGTTGGATCTGTGGGAGATATATCAGGACTACTGGTGTGAGCACAAGCCATCTATGACCTGCTACTACCGTGATGAGGAGTTTCTAGAGGTGGGACAGTGGCTGTACAACAAGTTTGATAAGGTATCTGGAATTTCTTTCCTACCTTACTCAGACCACACGTACCAACAGGCTCCTTATGAACCTGTGGACAAGAAGACGTACAACCAGCTTGCTAAGGACTTCCCTAAGGAAATATCGTGGGATATTGAAGAGGCCAGTGATATGACTGAAGGATCACAACAACTGGCCTGTACAGGGAATAACTGTGAGTTATGACATGAATAGGATAGAGTAACCTTCCCTTTTGCCTACGTCCTCTGGCTTGTCTTTCGGGTCATGGGGCGTAGGTATTCCTTCCTTCTGCATCTTCTTGATGCGCTCCTTTGACTTCTGACACATACTGTGGTAGTCGTGGGATGTGTAGCTTACTGTGTGCTTATCGTCGTTCATTAGTTAATCCCCGCTTTCTTAAGTTCTTCACTGCGTTCTTTAGCTTTCTGCTTTTCCTCGTACTCTAGCTTACGTTCAGCCCCACCGAAGAGCCAATAGTATGCCTGCTTACCAATGATAGGAATGTTCTTGACCGCTGTTGCTACGGCCTTGTCAGCCTTGGCATCTTCCTCAGTCAAGGCCAGAACACCCTTTACTGACTTATCTAGTAACTCAGCAGCAGGGACAGTAACAACCTGAGAGGCTAAGAACGTACCAACATTTCCTTGCTCAAAGTATCTTTCTCTAGAATACTTACTGAACATCATAATTGTCATAAGACTTTCATATACATCGTCTGGGAAACTCTCAGGATCTAGCTCACCTTTGGTGAGTATGTCTTTTGTTTGTTGTACTGTAGCGCCAGAGAGTCCCATTGCAGTGGCGTACCGCAACATATTAGCTGTACCCTCCGCTTTTTCTTTAACGCTTCCATGACGCATCTTCTCAACCATGTCTCTGCGAATAAGGTCAAACTGCTTCAATGTAAACGTCTTGAGCGCATAGAAGATTCTACCATTAGGCATCTCTAAATATTTCTTAGGCATCTCTGATAGAGAGATAGGCTGTACATCAGATAACTCGTTCCACAGCATTAGCTTCACGTTGTCTGTCATTCTGTCGTTAGCCAAATCGTCAATCAACGCAGATACATCATCGCCGTGAGTGTCTCTGAATCTTTTAGCAGCAGCCTCTGGATTTTTCTTAGCAACCTTAGACCACTTCTGTAGTGAAGAGTTCATCAAAGTTTCTTTACCTAGCTTATCAATCTGGTTAAACCCTGACCACTTAAACACAAACTCAAGAGCGTTACCTGTTCCGTTAATGCTAGACATTTCAGCAGCAACTTTATTAATCAAGCCCATGTCTTCTACAGTTACAGTCTTTTTACCAACCAAACTTTTGATTGTGTTGACCATCCCGTTAAGGTAAATAGAAGCGCCTACGTCACCAAGCTGAGTCAACGCAGATTCAAACTGACCAAGCAAAGAGGCGTACTGAAAGTTCTTTAGTCCCGCTACAAACTTACTAGACGCTTGTTCTCCAAGTTCAAAGCGAGCCTTAAGCATTGCGTTAAGTGTATCAAGTTGATCTGTGTCCATGCCGCGCTTGGCTGCATCAGCAATGTAGTTAGCTATGCTTGCCTCTGTATCTACAACATTTGTGCCTTCTTTAATTACTGTGCGGTCTCCAAAAAACTTACGCTTCTCAGCCTCACGGACTGCCCGTGTTACGTACATTTGTAAAGACTCAGGTGCGCTATAATAGTACTGGTCAATAACGTCATCCAGCTCTTCTATTTTTCTTTCTTTAGCAATAGAAGGTTTTCCACCCGGCCCACGGCGTCTTTGTAAGTACTGCCCAATAACTTGACTAACTTCAGAATCATCTAGCTCTTTCCAGTTTTCTACCTTTTTTGTTTTAGCGTAGTTGCTTAAGACTTGTTCTACTTCTGCTTTCCGTGTAGACCCTAGCGCCCTAAGCAGGCCATCTAAATTTTTTACCATCCGTGGGAAGTAGTTTTCTCTGTACTCAACTTTAACACCCGCGTTTTTAAGATTACCGTACAAAACGTTTAAGGAATCACGTACATTTTCTATTTCAGGTAGCAAGTCGCGCATATCTTTGGCTGTGCTTTTGGCAGCAATGGTTTTAGCTTCCTCTATCTTGCCGTTAAACAACGCTCGTTGAAAACTCTTGAACTCAAGCGGATTATTTTTGTTTGCTCTAGCAGCGCCAGTGATAAACTTACCCAGCTTGTTCATAGTCTCTGAAGAGTTTACGTGAAGATCCTTCTCGTATTTACGCAAGCGAGCAAAGGTCTGCTTGTCAACATTTTTAATTACTGTACTGATAGGCGCAGCTACAGCATCATAAGCCTTGCCGACTATGCTTGTTGACGCCAGAGGATTTTCTCGTGCAGCCACAATCTTAACGGCGGCTTCAGCATTAGGAATCACGGGCTGTCTGCTGGCGTGTACCAGAACATCATCAAGATCATCTGTGGTTATGCCAAGAGTTTCATTAGCTTTAGCTACGATAGCTTTCTCGTCCAACCCCTCGACTATACCCTTGGCGTACTCTTGCTCTAGCTTGTCAACCAACTTGTCAGCTTTCTTCTGTGACCGTGGCGTAGCTTGCTTACCCATGAGGCGAGCAGCAGTAACCCTAGTTCTGTTCTCAGCTTCCTTGACAGCCTCAACACCCTTGCGGGTTACACTAGCAGCGCCCTTGACAACAGCCTCTGTAACTGCAGGAGCCACAGCACCAACGGTTGTCATTGCGGCAAACTCTACAGGGTCAAACTCGCCTTCAACTATTTGTTTAGCAGCAGCAGTCTCAGCGCCAATAGCAGCACCTGTAGCGGCCTGTGCTACTCTTGTTTTACCAAATGGTACTACTGTAGTCGGGGTAGCTAATGCACCCGTGAGTGTACCTAGGATTGAAGCACTAGCACTTTTACCAGCGTCCTCTTGATACAAGATAGTGTCAATATTATCTAGCTTACCCAAGAACTCCCTACGGTTTGCGAGGTATTCCTTGCGCTGATCGTAGTCCATGTCTTCAAAGTCAGCACCATAAAGTTCTGCAGGAGAACGATACACAGGTAATCCGTCTTCAAAGTCTATGTTTCCCATAGGCATGGCAGCTTCTAGGGACAAGCCCCAGTCCTGAACATCAGTGTACGTAGTATCGTAAGCTAACTTAAACTCGTCCCACCAGCCTATGTCCTCTTCAGCTTCTTCTGGTGCGGGTTCTTCGTCAAGAAAACGAATTGAAGTACCAACAGTTTTTTCTTCTGTTGGCTGTTCTTCATCTAAGAATCTGATAGCCATTATTCAATTACAGCCCTTCGTCCGTTAATAAGAACAATAGTGTTTGGTTTTAATCCAGCAGCTTCTGCCGCTTCGACACTATCAAACTCCCTTAGTTCTTTAAACTCTGTAGTTGTTTTACTTGTCAAGGGTACTTCAAAACCCAAAAAATTAATACCTTCTTCAGTTTTTTGCTCAATCAGACTTAATGCGTGTGCTTTAGCTTCAGCTAGTGCTTCTTCGTTTGTTTTCTTTTTGGTAATCAACTCGTTGTACTTAGAGGCAAAAGCGACTTTAGCTTTCTCTTGATCTGTAGCGCCTAAGTCAGAAAACTTCGGATTTTCCGCAAGCTGAATACCAGCAAGACGCAAGTCTTCTCCACGTATTCTTGCTTCGCCTTTTAATTCTACAGCTTCTACAGGAAGATTAATGATGCTGTTGGGGTTCTGAGGATCACGGTAAGCCTTACGCTCATCTCCGTCTACAGTAATGTCACCACCCCAGACCACAGTACCGTCTTCAAGCACGTACTGTTTCATGTTGGACGTAGAAATCTGTGGTCCTTTCTTTCCTTCAACAACTAGCTTCTTAGCTCCTTCGTCAGTAATTACGCCCATTTCAAGTAACTCAGCAGCTTCATTAGAAACGTTAGTATTTATCAACTTTAAATTTTTAACAAGTTCTGTTGTCTGTCTTTCTGCAATAGCTTCTGTAGCCATTTTAGATATTAAGCTGGCGGGAACATTTTCTAGTTTGCCTTCTTTTATTGCCTTGCCAAACGTAGTATCAGATAACTCAGTCGCATCAACAAACGCTTCTAATCCAGCCTGCCCTTGTTCTGCTGCTGCTTTTGCTTGTCTAGCGGAAGATAACACCGCACCCGTTTGAGCGTCTGTATATAATCCACGTTCTACGTCTTCCGCTATGCTGTCTAAACCTTCAGCCCTAAGCTGGTCAACAACGTACTCTGTATTAGCTTTTTGTTTGACCATTTTTTGAGTTTCAACTGCGCCTCTAAGAGCAGCAGATGGATCTTTATATTGGCCTGAAACTAAACCACGCACACCCGTGCCTGCTTCTTCTGGAGATAGTCCAGCTTTTGCTGCTAGTTGGTTGTAAGCAGTTAAATTTTGTCCTGTAGTCAGGTTTTGTTTTGCTTGTTCAGCACCCTGTTGATACAACTGAGCAAGTTGCGTATTACCTTCTGATGCAGCTTGTTGTGCTTTTTGAAGTAACATTCCGGGGTTTATTGTTCCCGCAGTAGTGTACTGACTGATGGCTTGTTGCGCCTCTTGAAGTTCTTCTGCTTTACGGCGTTTTTCCTTGCGGCGCGTAAGTAAACCGCCTATGCCAGCACCTACGTCAGCAATACCACCACCCATAAGTTGACCAGTAACTGCACCAGATCTAGCAAGCATCCCACCAATATCGTAAGCCATGTTCTTTATCCTCTATCTTTAATTAAACGGGTTAAAACAGATCAGTTAGTAACCCGCCTAAGCCAGATCCTAGACCACCGTAAATACCACCGTACAGACTAGCCAGAGCCGCCCTCTGTCCAACGAGGCCAGAAATATTAGCCATCTGTGCTTCTAGGTCAAACTCACCTTGCTGCCTACGTGCTACATCTTCCATAGATGCTACGTTAAGTGCAGGAGAGAACGCAGACAACATAGCAGCCTGTGGTACATAAGCGCCCTGAAGCGCACCTAAGCCAATCTGTTGCTGTGCCTGTTCTAACCCTAGACCTCCCGTAGCAAGGCCCATGCCGCCCTGTAGAGCTTGCAAAGCCCTAGCTTGTTGTGCGGCTTCCAGTGCTTGCCGTTGTCCTGCTAGGCCAGAGCCTAAGCCTGCAAACTGAGCACCCAGAGACGCCTGCTGCGCCTGCTCTTGTTGTGCCTGTTGCATTGCCATAAGAGTTGCTTGGTTTTGTGCTTGCTCTTGTGCTTGAGACAACGCCAGTTGCTCTGGTGTACCGCCAAACATTGCTGTACGCACACCTAAGCGCCCCTGACCAGCTAAACGCTCTTCTAGCGCAAGCCTCTGTCTCTCTTCTTCACCAAGCTGTGTAGCCCTGATACGGTCATACACCTCTTGTTCTCTAGCACCCATAGGCATACCAGCTTGACCCATGAACTGCTGACCTAGGCCAAACGCACCCTCTGCCGCCGCTTGTTGACCAGCGAGGCCATAGGGGTCTACGCCTAGCTGCTGTTGACCTGTGCCTAACAGCTGACCACCGATAGTACCCATCTGAGTTGCAGTAGCAGGAACACCACCAAACCTAGATAACGCCTCAGATTCCAGAGCACTCTGAATTGATTGGCCTCTGCCGCCTAAAGTATACCGTACCCCGCCTCCATCCAGACCCTCTATTTTTCCTGTTGGTCCTGTTACTGTGAAACCTTTAAAACCAATCTCAGGCGCTTCGGCTTGGGGCAAAGGTGCGGTATAGAGAGCCTCAATGTTGCTAGGAACAAAGGCGTCTATAATGTCGCTTAAAAAACCCATTAGTAAGTACCCCTGTTTTTATTGTAATTCATGGTTATAATCATATCGTTTTACCTATTAGTGCTAATACATTCATTTCCTGTATGGACAAAGCGTAACCGTTTATGTCTGTCTCAAGACCTACGCTGACTACTGACCCATAGCCTGTGGTGTTTAGTGAGTTTCTACTCAAAGTAACACCCTCTTCAGAGTACTCAGCAGCTGTATACTCAGACTGCCCGTAAAAACCCGGAATAGCACTACTAGTTCTAAATGTGCTAGTGCTAGATGATGTTGAAAAGTCGTAGGCCCACTTGAGGAATATGTCTGAGTTGTTTCCTCCAATCAGAGTAGGTCTAATCTTTTTCAGCATCTTAATTCGCGCTGGGTCACCAAAGGTAAGGCCGGGGCTAAAGTACCTGAAGCGGTAAGGATTACCGTTGTCTAAGTAGTTGCTGTACTTACCTAGTCCAGCTGTTGTACCAATGTATATGTCCCCGTTTCTGTCCCTGTGAAAACTCTTGAAGTCCACACTAGGCCATCGTGTTACTCTGTACGACCCGTTGTCCAACAAACCCCTAACGTCAAAACAATAGACAAGGTTGAGGTCTGGGAAACACAATAAGTAAAAGTAGTTCTCAGGGCTGTACACAGAACTCACAGGAACTGCTTTAGCCGTTGTATTAGCAATAATCTCCTGCTTGATGTTTCTGCTCAAGTCTGTAATAGGTAGAGACTTTTCTTGTATTGTTCTGCCAAGGCTACGTAAGCCTGTCTGAGTTAGGAAGATCAAGTCAGTACCAATGTTCTGTACACTCTTACGGTCTACACAGCCAACACCCGGAATAGAATCACGTATCTCCATAGATGCGGGGCTTTCTGCGTTAGCGTACACGAGAGTGTTGTTCTCACCAAAGATAATCAACAGCCCGTTGTGTGCTGCAAGAGCTACCACCTTGTCAAACCCGTTAGGCCACGCCTTAGATACATCAATAGATCCGCTAGATCCACCAGCAAAGTCGTGTCCCTTAAGAAGATCAGACCAGTAGATTGTGTTGTCATCACTAGCGTTACCTACGCACCACACACGACCATAAGCTGCAACAGCTTCGTTACAGTACTGTGTGGACGCTACAGATGCTCCGCTAACAGCAGACATCTTCGTTACTGCACCTAGCGCGTTGCTGTACACCAGAGGTTCGTAGCCACGTTGAAAGAAGTAAGCGTGATCGTTAAAGTTAAATATCTTCCAATCGTTAGCACTAATTGTGTACGACCCCGGAGTAGCGTCAACCAGAGTAGTTGTGCCTGTCATAATCTTGTTGTTACCAGTACTAAAGATTACCTCGTTACCCGCACTATCGTAAAACTCGTGTATGTTGTGCAGGTAGTCAGCACCTAAAACAGTGTTGTCTGTGGTAACAACAGCATTACCTTTGCGTGAAGCCAAACGACCACGCCTGTCAATGATTGCGTTGTCAGCAATTTCAGCAAAAGACGGATCCTGTGCAATAGGAGAATCCTCTGTGTTGATCCCCTTGAACGCAGGAGCAACTAAATTAATACTCTGTAGTGGCTGGGCCATACGTACTCCTAGGGGGTGTAAAAGATAGTTTCTTCAGGATGCTTTTGTGCATCCAGAGCAACTGCATCAGAGAGATACTTGTCAGCAATAGCAAAGTACTCAGGGGTAGATGTGCCTCCTGTCTCCCCACGTTCACGAGCCAACAGAGCTACTGCCATGTGAATCACAGGCTGACTAGGAATAGCCAACGTGTCAGAGTCAGAACTCAAGGCTACGTTTCTTATGACGCTTTTGACCTTGATAGAGTACACACCATCAGGCTTAGGGTACACATCAATCTGTGCATCACCAGAACCGTCGATACCGCTAAAGGTGTAGTACTGTGGAGCACCGGACGCAGGGGTGTTAACCAAGAACTTATCGTCAAACCAAGTCTGAGGTCTGTATTCCATCACGATATTAGACGTATCGTTAATGATGTTAAGAATCTTTCCTTGGTCTTGGTAGCCCGTAAGGGAGTACGTGTAGTCATCAGCCGCCGTGGTCAACGTGAGGGTAGACCTAAGATTAGACCAATCCCAAGCGTTTTCCACGAGTTGCTTTGCGTCATTGATAAAGTCACCAACCATAGTGCTGTACGTGTTAGCGTTAACAGTAGTTACTGTGTCTTCCCTAAGACGCCTCAGTACGTTGTTTACTATGTCTAAATACGTCATACTATGCTTCCTGTTAACATTCCTGTCATTAACTGATCTTTAGTTTGTTCTGCCAAAGACTCAGATAAGTAATCTACAATTGGAAACTCCATCTTAGCTAAAAGCTGTGGATCACCCATTGGAGGAACAGACATAGACGGCTGACTAAACATACCGCCTCCTCCTCCACCTCCTCCAGATGGGGGCGGGGGTTCCGGTGGTGGTTCCGGTGGTGGTTCCGGTGGTGGCTCTGGCGGTGGCTCCGGTGGTGGTCCCCCCGGTAGTTCCTCTTGTACACATTTTTCTACAGAGCCGTCAAATACGTACCCCGCTTTACAGGGTCCACAACTTCCGTCCGCATTTGTTGTAGCGTTAGGATCGTCACACTGGTAGCCACCTTCAGCGCCAGAACAACCACCGTAGCCCGGAACAGCGTCATAGATTTCGCCACACTCACCGTCAGCAAACCTAATGAAAAAAGTAGTTCCATCGCAGCCTGATTCTAGTACTGTTCCTTTTGAGGGACACTCTCCCGGCGGTGGTGGCGGTGGTGGCTCGTCCGGTGGCGTTGGTGGTGGAGGTGTTTCGGTTGGCATAACAGGACCACAGTACCTGTCTAGATCTGCTCCCGGCTTGATCCACGAGCCAGCATATTTCCTATCGTCAGGACACGTTGTCCAACCAGCGTTTATACACGCATTTATTTCTGCCGCTGATTGAGGATTACCGTTACAGTACTCAGGTTCAGGCGCAGGCGGCGGGGGTGGCTCTGGAGTATCATCAATAGGCCTGTCAGAACACTGCGATATGTCTGAAACACAAGGATTGCCTGTTGGTCCTAACTGCCCAGAGGGACACTCAACCATTCCTTCGGGACAGTTACCCTGCTCCGGTGGAGGCTCATCAACAGTTATTAGAGGCTTGCCGCAGTCTCCATCTTCATGATCTTCCGCTTTTGTAGGAGTTTCTCCGGGGCTTGCGGGACACCAGCCTTCTGATTTACACTTGTTATTGTAAGCAATCTGTCTGTCAACTAAAGTAGCATACGGAGTAACAGAAACAGGCTGACTACAGTCCGGATCGTAATCGGTTACGTCATCATCAACATCATCGTCATCATCGTCATCTGTAGTACCAGAAACACACTTTAGTTCTCCGTCTACTTCTTGATACGTTCCGTCTTTGCCGTCACCAGTAGTACAAAAATCCCCTATTCCATTTATTGGTTCTACTCCAGAACAATTAGTACCGTCTTCATCTAGCTTTTCAGTAAACCCGTCATCACACATTCCGTAATCAATAGTGGTATCATCGTCTTCATCATCATCTTCACCACTGACAAAAAGTTTATCAATAGTGTCACTAATCTCATCCATGATGACACCAGAAAGGACACTACCAAAAATTCCGTTTACGTAATCGTATATCCCTTTAGGGTCAGACCCTTTTTCAAATATATCTTTAATTTCGTCCAAAACGTTGTTGGCAACTTCACTCATAGTGCCAGTAGGGTCTTCAATAAAATCACCTATTGTTTTGCCTACTGTTTTTATAGCGTCTTCAATGTCTCCTACAGTTGCTCCCACAACGCCGGGAATAGGTGGCACAGGAAGTCCGGGTATTCCTACCAAAACCCCCACGGTAACACAGTTTCTTATCCACTCTTTACCGCCGTAAGCTCCTTCCCAACACGGCCCCTTAGTTGCAGAAGCTGTTGAAATTAAGCCCTCAATTGCTGCCCAAGGGTCATCTGCGGCTTTACCAACTGTAGCAACAATGTCTTCGTATTTTTGCTTAAAGTCATCTACAACTGCTTTGCCGTATTTATCAATCAGGCCTTGTTCAGCTGACGGAGTATCGTCTGTTTCTTCACCACCTGTGAAATCAGGATTAGCGTCTAACCAATCTTGAGCCTTACTTTTAATACCATCAGGTGCGTCAGGGTTGTTTACTATTTGAGATGCCTTATCAAAAGCGGCTTCTCCAAAGTAACACTCGCTTCCACCACCGCTTACTAAACCACCACCAGCGTTGCATAGTGCTTTATCATTACGCACTCCTGCACGATAAGCTGCGTTTACGGCCCTTGTTGCGTCTAGGTTAGGAGTACCAATGATCGTTACTCTAAAGGTAGCAAATATTTCAGGAATAGAAATTACTTCATCTACCATTTACTTCTTCCCCTTTAAAGCAAGCAACTTGTCAGCACCACGAATACCAAAGGATGCAGACACAGCCATAAACAGTAGGTACTGATACCAATCAGGAAGCCTGTTAAGCTCCTCAAAGGCAAGACCAATACGATCTAGTATTTCCACATCGTTCATCCCAATGCCCCACACAACTGCAACCACAGGCGCTGAGAGCAACAATGTAAACCACTCGTCCTTCCATGAAGTGGCACTAGCAGTAGCCATAAGCTGTTCCCAAGATGCTGTGTTTTGAATAACCTGCATCTTTGCTTTATGTACTGCGTTCTTTTCTTCAGCCCTGTTCTTAAGAACTTGACCCAGAAGAGTTGTTATAGGTGATAGTAAAGCTTGCCACATAAGCTATCGCACCATGTAAACAACAAGGGATGCACACGCACTTACAGCAACCCAGAAGAAGCGTTCAGCGTTCTTGACAGAGTTTGAGTTAGTTAACACAACTCCTTCTAGCTCTCGTATGTCATCTTCCTGATCGTCTAGTCTTTTCTCGTGTCTATCCATGCGCTTGAAAGCAGACAACAGCTGCTCTTCCACACGGGCAATCTGAGATACCGCTTCAGTTAGCTT